GTTGCGTGGGTAGTTACGCACCCAGATTTATTCGGCTATAGCATTCATAATAACGTTACTACAACCAAAGAAGATCTTAAAGGTACAATTGACTCTTATATGCATGATTATGATTTTACAGGAGTCATCCATGAATGCCCGTATGGTGCATTAGAAGATTTTCACGATGTTGACGCTATAGTTAAGAGCGTATTAGACTAGTAATAAGAGCCGTATATATCAGTATCGTTAATATCCATATCCATTACCTGATCTTTCGATACATCATCAATATTATATGGATCATCTGGATTAGGATATGTCTTACCGTCCGAAGTAACTTGATCAGTAAGTGTGGTTGACAGAACACCGCTAAAGGAGTTGTCGTAAATTTGTTCATTAACAGGCTCGCTGCACAACCCAGACTGGAAGGAGTAATCGAATCGCTTACCTCTTAATCTATATACATAATGTCCAAGAATAGGGTTAAGAGCAGACATGTCTTGCTCCATTCTCTCTGTGATTTGATACATAACGGTTCCTCTGCCATTAGGCCTATCACACCCTAATACTTTCAAACTAATAACATCACCTGCTTTAGGCTCTATTGATTGACCGACTGCGTCATAATCAAAGTAAGCAGAAGCAGCGGAGTGAAAGGTGCTTATATGTACAAACCCGGTAAATTCATCTCCAGGATCAAATCCAAACTTTGACAATTGTATTGCATCATCTGAAAGCTCTACATACATCTGCATTTGAAGAGCTCCTTTAAATTGACCAAAATCATTATCAGAGCCTCCCCAATCGGTACCATAAAGAAGATCTGCTGCAGACAAGTTAAATGTATTAATGTAATAATCTATTGGTATACCGTAGTTGTTTATTAGATCGTTAAACGCTTGATCATATACCAACTGCTCTGCTTGTAAGTTAGAAGGATTAACAAACTTACCGCATGCAGGTATAGCAGTAGCAGCTAATACCTCCTCCGGTGTGCAATTAATTCTATTTTCGTTACATACGCCCATTTTACATATCTCTCTTCTTTAACATTCCGCAATGATTACCTTCTTCATCTTCAAACATTTCAACCTCAACACCAGAGTTACCTAGAGTCTTTGTTGCTCCAGGAGCATAATCCACTTTATATATGGTTAATGTGTTATGTAGAGGTGCGCCTACTAGCTTAATTTGATGTGCGGCGCCGTTAATTAAATTTTTTACATGTGGGCATGCGTGGTTGTGTTGCTTAGGCACAGTGTTTAAATGTTTTTTAGATAAGCCTACTCTGTTTATATTCTTCCCAGATCGCATTAAAGGGTTCATAATAGGGTCCCCTTGGTAATACTCAAAAAACGTTTTAAAGTTCTCAGTATAAATTTTATCATATGACGAAGAGATTATATCTATTAGGTCACCAATAACTTCCGTATTACGAAGTACCTTAAAAGCTAAATTTTCGACACTGAATTCACCTTCACGAGCTAGTCCTCGCTTTCGCATTTTAGATATTTTCTCTTTTAAGCGCTTTGCTTTTTCATGTAATTCTCTAGCTTCTTCTCCTCTTGCTTCCAATATCTTTTCCTTTAGTATTTCCACATCAGTTTCAATTGCATGTGCCTTTTTAAATACATCTTTAATATCTATGGATGGGGGATCATATGACGGTTCGGTAATCCATTTATTGTCTTTCAGAGAATAAAGACCGGACGCGACGTGTGGTTCGTCCTTATCCTGCATATACATTTCAACATCATGACCTCTTAGATTTACATTGTGTCTAAGATTCCACACAAAACGAGGACCATTAAGAGCTTTCTTTACTAAATCTTCATCTTCGTTGATGTCTTTAAAGTCAATTAATACGTGAACATCTAAATCGGAATATTCATTATAATTATAATTACTATTGCTACCAGTAAGGGTAATATCAGCTATCTCTACCCCTTCTAAATCTAAGTTGTGAATAAAATCATCGGTTATAGACAAAAGCTTTTCTCTAATATCTGGGTCAAATTTATTGTCCTCAGACCAAAATTTCTGATTTAGAGTGTTGTTGTAGAACCTCACACTTATATTTATTAAAAAAGCCCGAAGAGGTCTACTCAACGGGCTCTTTTTAATTGTTAATATTTGAGCGACTTAATTTCCAAAAGCGTTCTTACCAACAGGTAATTTACCAACTTTGTTCTGTTTACCGTAGTTAATTTCTTTCGACAGAGTCGAACCAGCATCAACACCGTAACCACCGCCGTCTTTCTGCTTAGCAGCACCAGTTGGTCTTAAGTTACCGACTTTATTTTGTCCGCCTTTACCATAGTTAACTTCGTGCTTAAGAGTCGATCCAGCATCAATGCCGTAGCCTCCACCGTCTTTCATTGCGGCTTCCTCATCCTCTTCAAACTCTGTGTCAGTAACATCTGTAACATCAACATCAACTTCTACTTCAGTCTCTTGTTGTGCTAAGGCTGTTTGTAAGATATCACAAAGTGATTGTGCTAATTCACCAGGAATGGCAACTGTGATCTCTTCTGGAACTTCATCAACTACTTCATCAGTCTCAATTCCAAGAGCTTCAAGTTCTGTAACGTCTTCGACCTCGTCGAATTCCTCGTTAACCATTACCTTATTATAAAGTTTATCAAATACGGACTTGCTCATAAAATTATTTAGGCCAGAGCGTGCAATTTTCTCGTGTTCTGCCAAAATTTCTTCATCTTCTTCAGATCTATCAAACCATCCATGCTTTTCTGCCTTTTTATATACGCAGTTTTTAATACCTTCAGGATTTGGAGCGTTGTGTGCATACGCTAAAGCAGCTCTTGCTCTTTTTTCTGAATTAACAGGGTATGTTCCAGGAGCTGCGCCCCCTGCTGGGCCACAAAAATCATCTTTGTCTACATCAGAGTAGTCACCTGCACTCGAACTACCTTCCTTTTCTCTCTGTTTGTCTAAATCTTTACCCCAACGATCTTTATATCTTCTCTCCTTTTCAGTATCCTCTTCATCTTCCTCAGGACCAACTATACCTGAATAAGGTACTTGATCAAATTCTGGCCCTGTTGGGTCTGGTTGCATAGTATTTCCAGGATTATTACCATCACCATACGTATAGCCTTTAATATTATAAATATTATCTTGTTTGTCTTTTTCAGACATTCTTGTAATATCAATCTGTGATGGTCTAAAACCTCCTCTCTCTTCAGGTCCTCCTGATTCTAAAGGAGCAGCTCCAACCTCACCAGCTGGCACTGTCTTATCTTCCGTTACTACTACTCTATTAAGCATACCACCGTATACTTGACCGAGGGATACAAAGTCTTTTCTTTTTGACATGTAATTATTTATGCCTTTCATTAAATATTTCTGTGCCTGCTAAAGATAATATGTTCTACATGGGTAATAAAAACCTGCCCAATGTTAATTGGAAAGGTGAATATACCAAAGAACAAGTAAAACAGTTAAAAAAAGCTAGTAGTAATATACTACATTTTGCTGAAAACTTCTTTCATATTGTTAACCTAGATAGAGGTAAAGAAAGAATAAAGCTCTATAAGCCTCAAAAAAGAGCTCTTAGAAAGATGAGAGATAATAGATTTTTTTGTCTGTTAGCATCTAGACAGATTGGTAAGTCGACCATGATGACCATATACATATTATGGCAAGCGTGCTTTAATAACGATCAACGTATACTTCTAGTAGCAAACAAAGAAGCTACTGCTATTGAGATATTTCAAAGAGTTCGAATGGCATATGAAGAGCTTCCTAACTGGTTAAAGCCACCAGTTAAAGAATACGCTAAGACGTCAATGACATTAGAAAATGGTAGCAGAATAGGTATTACAACTACTACCGGGACTGCTGCTCGTGGTCAATCCGTTAACTGCCTTGTTATTGATGAGATGGCGTTTATTGAGCCTCACTTAGTAGAAGAATTCTGGAAATCAGTTTTTCCTATTATTACTTCTTCTAAAAAATCTAAAGTGTTTGTTTGTTCTACTGCTAATGGCACAGACAACCTATTTTATAAACTATACCATGGTGCGATAGAAAACGAAAACGGCTGGGCTCATGATAAAATAAGGTGGGATGAAATACCCGGGCGTGATGAAGCTTGGGCAAAAGCTACTAAAACAGCAATCGGCTCTGCAGATGCTTGGTTACAAGAATTTGAATGTGAGTTTATTCATTCCGGTGAATCTACTCTTGATGACGAGTTATTTGAAGAGATGATGTCGAAGGTATCTAAGCCTAAAATTATATTGGATGATGGACACTATAAGTTGTGGGAAGAGCCTGATGAGTCTAAATTATATGTTGCTGGTGTAGATATATCAGAAGGAGTGGGTGTAGATTCTTCAGTTATCCAAATACTAGACATTACAGATATTAAACAAATTAGACAAGTAGCTGTATACAGAAACAATAAAATACCCCCGTTAGAGTTTACTAACAGACTATACAAAATTTTAAGAAACTGGGGCTCGCCTTTAGCTTTAATTGAGAGAAACAATTGCGGTGCTCAAGTTGTAGATAGATTAGCTGTAGATTTAGGCTATGAAAAAATAGTATCATATGGTAATGCTAATGCTCATCGCCGCAATGTAATGAGAGGAATGATTGCTCACACTAATACAAAATATAAAGGTGTTTTAAATATGCGTTACTTTATGAACGAAGTTAGAGCTGTAAACATAAACGAGCAAGAGACTGTAGAAGAGCTTAGAAATTTTGTAAGATATCCTAATGGTACATGGAAAGCGCGCGCAGGTTTTCATGACGATAGAGTAATGGCTATGTTATACGGTCTCTTTATATTAGAAAATGAAATAACACAGCGATTTTTTGAAATAGTAGAAGTTGACGATATGGGTAAACCGGCTGTGATTGAGCCGATGGATTTTGGTATTAATTATTTTGAGGATCCAACCTCTATATATCTAGATAATGAAATTATGGGCAGCAACACTCATGAAATGAATGCAGTGGTGTGGGGAATGGGCGATGAACAGGATTCTGATATAAGTGAGTTAGAAGCATTTGGATTCCAATTAATTGGAGAAAAGCCACCACCAAATTGGACAGGTGAACCGGTTGATTACTGTCGACACTAATAAATATAATATATGGCGACCAACAAATTAAAGCAATCGGTTCTTAATAAGTCAAGAGCTGATAAGTTTCTCTTAATTTTTGATATACCTCCTATATTAAAAAACATGGAGAAACCATGGATTTCTGATACTTCTAACAATGAAATTATTACTGATTCGGTACAGTTTTCTATATTTGGAACCGCGGTGCCTGAAATTACAGTTCCAGCTGTTGAGGTTAGGAATGTAGGTAGTACCTTATACGTTTCTTCACACTCTAAAAATTCTTACCCGCCTGTTACTGTTGATTTTAAAATTGACAACGAGTATCGAAACTACTGGGTCATTTACCAGTGGTTAAACCTACTACATAGTCAATACGAAGGTAGGTACAACGAAAGGGAATTTCCTACTGACGATTTAAATTTTGGTGATTATCAAACCAATCTAACTATATACGGTAAAGATGAGTTTAACAACAACAAAATTAAATTCACCTACACAAAAGCCTTTCCAACTACCCTGGAGGCAATTACGTACAACTACCAAACTCCAGATGAAATACAGTCTGGATTCACTTTTGTATACTCGCAGCTCCATACAGAAATTATCGATTTTTGAATTTTTTTATCTGAGAAAGGATAAATAATTTTATGGCAATCGACTTTACTCCAACTATAAGTTCTCCAGGTGTTGAAATAAGAGAATGGGACCTTTCAAATGTTGCACTCCCGGGTGTAGGAACAAACGTGTATGTAACAGGGTTTACATCAGAAGGGCCTTATGATGAGGTTATAAAAATAACCTCGCAGCAAGATTTAGATCAGATTTATGGGCTTCCTACAAATTCCGCAGAGCGGTACTTTTACCACACAGTAAGAGAGACGCTGAATTCACCAGCTCATATCTATACTAGTAGGCTGCCTTACGGAGCCGGTCAGGGTGATGGATTTGGATCACAATTTTCTGCTTTAGTATATGCTGGATCAGCAATACCTGAAGATCACTGGACAAATCCAGGGGCGGTAGATAACGGTAATACATACTCAACTATTGCTTCTGGTGGAGCAGTTGTACTTGGAAAACCAACCCACATTGAACTCTCTGAAGCACAATATCTTAGCGCGGTTAATGGTACGTTGTGGGAGTGGGAAGATGTGGGTGGTATGGAAGTCGGTCTAGTTACAAATACAGCGGCTAATCACCCTGGTCAGTTAGGTAAGAGCCCTTTAATTATTTTAAACAAATCTACTAGTTCAATTAATGAAAAGAAAGAAGGTTATTATGTTAGTGTAGTTGATAATGTTGATATTAACCCAGCAAGTAATTTTGTCGGTGCAGGTCAAACCTTTACCATTACTACTTCTGCTTACACACAAAACACCTATCAAGAAATACTTCCAAGTCAGTTAAACTTCCCACTTACTGCTAGTGCTACAACCGGACCTAATGGAAGTATATCTGAAATTATGGAGAACTTAGTTGACTTTGATCTCGAGGGTAGAGCATTTGATGATATTCTCAACGTGGGTGTCTTTAAATTAAGAAGAACACAAAATTCTGTCGACTCAACCCAACTTGGTTATAATTTAGAAGATGGTATAGTTGGATCAATAAACGCGTTTAGAAAGCTTGATGATCCGAGAGGTGGTTCACAGATGAGTTACTTCCTTGGATCACGTGATGATAATTCACGTAACGTGAAAATAATGGTAAATAGCTTTATTACGCAGCGTAATACCGGTGATGATAACTTAGATGAGAACGGCAATCCTAAATGTAAAGTTAGGGTTAATGGTAAGCCATTAGAAAATGTTACCTCTGACGGCGCTGTGGCCGGAACTTATGACCAACAAATTGAGCAAGCAGGGTTCTATTACTCATCACTATCCGCTGCCTTGAATACAACAATTGGAACAGGAGATGATATGTTCCCATTAGGAGCTTGGGCTAATAGTAAGGTAACTAACAAAGATCTGGGAGATATACCTACTAAGCTTGATAGAGCTCTAGATGGTATTAAAAATGATGAAATATACGACATTGATGTAATTCCAGAAGCTGGGTTAGGTACAATCTGGGCAATGTCTGAAGCGAGGGGAATCTCTACCGGAGATCCTTTATATTATGATGAGTTTTATTACCAGGGAACAGTGCGAAATGCGGTGGATGGATTAAGAACTTCTAAAGCCATTGCTGGTGATGCTAGAACATTAAGAAATAATTACAATACTATCTTTGATAAGTTTGAAACATTTGTTAAGCCGCCATACTTAGGAGGTTCACGAGGCGATGCAATATTTATTGCTGATACGTTTAGACAAATTGTAGCTATCGGTGACGGTAACACAAGAATTCTTGAAGATAAAAATAAGAATTTTCAAACAGATATCTTCTGGCCAATGAAACATCAGTTTGAGTCTCAAAACACTTCATATGCTGCGGTATATGGTAACTGGGCTCAAATATATGATGCGGGGTTAGGTGAATTGGTTTGGGTACCATTCTCAGGATTTGCTGCAGCAACGATGGCTAAGAGTGACGCTGCAACATTCCCATGGTTTGCACCAGCTGGATTTAATAGAGGTCTACTTACAACAGCAACTGACATTGCGGTAAATCCGAATCAGAAGCAAAGAGATGAATTGTATAAGTCTAATATTAACCCAGTAGCGTTCTTCCCATCACAGGGTAACGTAATATTTGGACAAAAGACACTTAGTAGAAAGCCGAGTGCGTTTGATAGAATTAACGTTAGAAGGTTGTTCTTAGCGCTTGAAAGACCTACTAAGAAAGCAGCTCAATTCTTCGTATTTGAGCCTAATACAGAATTTACAAGGACAAGACTGATCAATGTATTAACACCTCTTTTTGAGCGTGCTAAGCAAAACCAAGGGGTTTACGATTATTTGATCGTTTGTGATGAAAGAAACAACACTCCGCAAGTTATTGATGAGAATAAATTGAGAGTAGATATTTACCTCAAGCCTGTCAGAACTGCAGAGTTTATCTTAATAACATTCTACGCAACTAGAACGGATGCAAACTTCCAAGAAATAGTTGATGGACCTGCTCTTTTAACCGAGGGTACAGGAGTTAGTTAATAAATAATTATATGGCAACGACAATTCAAAACTTTTTCGCCGCAGCTGCTGTAAAGCAGTTCTCCAGAGACTTTCTCTTTAGAGTGCAAGAGATAACTTTAGGTTCTACTGGATTAAGTCTTAACGGTAATGATGATTTGCTTTATGCAAAATCAGCTGCATTACCCGGACGAACAATTCAAAACCACGAAGTTAACTATATGGGACTTACTTTTAACGTTCCGGGTAGAGCACAGTATTCTAACTCTGCTGCCTATAGTATAGAGTTCTATGCTGATGCACATAACACAGTGAGAGATAAATTAGAAGAAGCTTCAAGAGCTACTTTTGATGATGTTACTAGTACAGGTGAGTATGGTATGCCTGGGCCACAAGATGTCATGACCTTAGCGCTTCTCGATAAGCAACTAAACACCAAGAAAACAATTAGACTTATTGGTGCATCTATAAGAGACATTGGAGATATGTCTTATACTATTGCAGATGGTACAGGCGCTGTTGTGTCATTTCCTTGTTCTTTCTCGTATCACTTCTACGAAGATTTCTCTAAACAAGGCTCTGTAGTATCCGGTTAAATGAGTTCTACTAATAAATAATATTAGTGGCGATAACCGATACAGGAGAGTTTTTAGATAGATTTGCGCAAGATAATAGCTATTATCTTTCACTGCCGTTTTTATGGGCAGTTAAAATCCCAGATGTTAGTGGTCTAACCGGCGCGATTGACGAGGCCTGTGCTAAAATACAAAACCAAGGGCAATGGCGTACAGGAGGCAACGTTAATCAACTCGCTAACGGTAATCTCTTGGCGGCTAGGTCTGTTCAAATCCCAAACGAGCAATCCACATTTTTAGAAGCAGGTCAACAAAACCGTGGTGGTTTTATGCCAGGGTATGGAATGCAACAAAGAGAGAGTTTTTTAGGAAGAAACTTAGCTGTTAATTTTATAGAAACTATCGATGATATTGTTCATTTATTGTTTACTCCATGGGCAGTAGCATTGGGTGTTCATGGTTTAACGGATTTTAAGCTTAAAACTAATATTATTGTCGAGCAGTATGATAACCAAGGACAGAAGCGAAAAGGTTATAAGTTTATTAATGCCTTTCCTACTAACGTAGAAGGATTTACTGTAACACAAGAGCCTGATGCAACATTTCCGGAAAAATCAGTAACGTTCTGTTTTACAGAATATGTTCCATATTGAGATCGCTAATTATTTGAGTAAGTACAGGTATGCAGTTTACACACGTTCTCCCTAATGGGAAAGAGGTACAGCTTAAGGAAATACTTTTTAAAGATTTGCGCACATTTAATTTGTATGAAGACACCTCTTTACGTGGTAAAATGGATTTTTTACAATCCTTCATCTTAACAAAAGGTCTTAATGTTTTAGAACAGTTTTATGCTCTGTTATATCTAAGAGAGCATTGTATTGGAGATAATATCATTGTTAACTCAAATAAAGGTGATGTTGGGGTGAGTTTAGATTTTATGAGAAAAAATCTAGATGGTATACCTGACCGGCAAACAGTAGTTACCGTTGATGGGGCTGAATATACATTAGATATACCATATCAATTTAACACTGGAAATGACGACTTTATATTATCTTTAATTAAGTGTATACGTATCGGAGAACAGACTCTTGACATACCTAGCTTATCAAAAGAGGAGCAACAAGAAGTAATAGAACGGCTACCGGAGCAATTATATAAAAGTGTTGATGAATTTTTAAGCAAAAATGGTGAGTTTTTTAATTTATGTGTTTTAGATACTGTACCAGGAGAAGTAGAAATCGAACCAATAGAATTTTCTATATTACAAAGGCTCTTTACCGAGTTTATAGTATCATTATTTAGATGCATCACTACGCAAGGATACAGAGAAATACTATTCACGCTAGCAAAAAGAATGAATGATGTTTCTTTTCTTGCAAATAGCACATATTTAGAAGTGTATGATTACTTCGAAATGTATGCAAAGGAAATGCAAGAGAGGGATGCAAATCAGGGATCGTCCCCTATGGGTTGATAAATAAAATCCCTTATTAAATATGAATATGAGCAAAAATAAAAGCGTATCCGGATTTTTAGAAAAGCTAGGAAAAATAAATGATGATAAGGTAAAGGTGTTTTTACCTTCGCTCAAGAAAACCATTGAAGTTACACCATTGACTCTTAAACAACAAAAAGATCTAATTTCGTCGGCGTTAGACGGGGTAAAAGGCGCTTTCTTTTTTAACAAGACTTTAAATGACATTATTATAAACAATAGCGGTAATAATGATTTAAAGTCTTACGACAAGCTCCCTATTATAGCTCACTTAAGAAAGCATTCACTTGGTAATAAAGTAAAAATAGATGAGAAAATAATCGATTTAGATGTTGCAATAAAAAACTTTAAAACCACGCCTCTTAATATTAAAGACGAGCATATTGTAGAATTAAAGACTCTAAAAGTATACTTAAGAGTGCCTACTTTAAGTGAAGAAAACATGATTTTTAAAAAGGGTGAACAAGATGCAGACTCAGACAGAAGTTCAACTAGAGAAGGCCTCGGGTTGTTGTATATGTTGGAATTACTCAAGTACATTGATAAGCTAGAAATAGAAGAAGAAGAAGTTGATTTCTCTAAAATTAAAATTAAGGATAGAATAGAATTAGTTGAGGAGCTTCCCTTAACAATGTATAAAGGCATCTCTAAGTATATTGAAAGTATGAACGCGTACACAAACGAGATAATGACTGTTGATGAAACTGTGATTCCAATTGATGTACGCTTTTTCGATACTGGTGAGGTTGATTAAATATCTATGTGGAACCAATAAGAACAGAAGCAGTAATGCACTTAATACGTGCACGTGAAGATGCTTTTGGTCAACTAGCTGCAGCTGAAACAGCAAGAAATCAGTTTCAAAGAGATATCATCCCCGCAACGCCAGGAGGTGGGCCAGGTGTTGCTTCGGCTCCTGCACCACCTCCGGTACGCTCTAGATCTGATTTAATAGCTGACACTAACGTTGTAGCTGGTGTACTCGCGAGCAATTTTCCGTGGATGTATGCAAAACCGAAGGATGAAAAAGGCGAAACTAAGCAGAAAGAAACAGCTATCGAAAAGGCAGAAGACCAGATCGAAGGGATAGAAAATCAAACTAAAGAAGTTGAAAAAGGTAATAGCTTTTTAGGTAAACTTGTAAAATGGGGTATCAGTATTCTTGCTTTATGGACGTTGTTTGGTAAGGACGTTAAAGGGATGTTTAGTGGGCTAGGCGGTGGAATATGGGATAATATAAAATGGTTAGGTGGATGGATATGGGAAAAGGTCAAGTGGTTAGGTGAAAAAATATGGGAAGGGTTAAAGTGGTTATGGGATGAATACCTATGGCCATTTCTGGAGCCTATTTGGAATTCTATTAAGGATAAAGTAATGTGGGTAGGTAAAGTTCTCAGTAATGTTGGACAAAATATAATGAGTGGTTTACAATGGGTGGCAATAAAAATTGCCACAGGTATTGATAGGGTCTGGTCAATTTTAAAGTTTATAGGAACAAAGGGTTTGAGTAGCCTAGCAAAATCGATTGTTATGGGATTTGTAGATAAAAGTAAATCAGCTGCATTTAAGTTTATAAGTGGAATAGGTAAAGGAATTTATTCAACTTGGGACCACACAGGTGGTCGACTCGTTAATGCAGCGAAAGGCGAGGGGTTTAAAAGAGGCGGAACAAGAGAGGCCTATGATAAATTAGTTGATCCAATTCAAGAACGGCTAGATGCCCGGGCGGACATGACTCTTGGTGATCGAATGGGAGAATATTATAGTGAGTTTGAAAGAGAACAAGGCTTAGGACCCATGCAAACAGCTCTCTACAAATCTGGCATGGTTGACCCTAAAATAGATCCAACCGCAAAACATTTTATTTCACCAGATATTAAATTTGTACCAATTTTGCCAGAAGATGATCCAATTACAGATAAGGTAACAGGTATGGCTAAAAAAATTGGTGATACGGTAAGTGACGCAATACCTGACTCAATAAAAAAAGCTACTGCTGAAGCAGTCGGTGCCACCAAGGAAACGTATAATTTTCTTCAAGATAGGGAGAGAGTTAAACATTCAATGAAATCTATGCATTGGAGTGATATTAGAGAAGGAAAATACGCAAGTCGTGTAAAAGAAGGGGGGCATCACATCTACGAAAAGGTAGCAGAAATTACAGCTAAGCCGCTAAACACATATCTACCAACCATATTAAAAGCGGATGAAGACAATGTAAAGGTGTTGAAGGAATCAGAAAAACTATTACAACGAATTGAGCAGAACACAAGAGGCGGTGGCAGTGTTGCAGTTGTTCCTGGTCAACGTGGCGGTACGTCAACAGGGTCCAGTAAAGCGAGCCCTGCACAGCCGAACATTAACATGGCACCCGGTGGGAAGAAATTAGATGCAAGAGGAGGATATGTCCCTTCAGCATATGCTATACTTCCTAATACTCTTACTGAGTGAACACGTGCTCCGGTATAAATATTATTAATGGCCACGTACAATGTTGTAAAAGAATACCCATGGACTTCAGTTCCAAATGGGTCAAAGCTGCGCGAAGAAGCTCCGCGCGCTGAGGTTACATCATTCGAGTTAACACAAAGTCAATTAAGAGCTTTCGTCTCTGGTTATCTGAACGTCTTTAACTCAAATAAAAATAACGACCCAACAAAATTTATTGACGATTTATATCAAGTAAAACAGGGTTCCGAGACAGAATATATATTTCCTTTTTTTGAAGACACCTTTAGAGGGTATACTAATGACTACGCAGATACCTTTTCACAGATAAGTCAACGAGGCGCTCAAATGATGGGAGCTCAGGGAGCAGAGCTTGCTGCAGGTATTGGTGAAGAAGCCGGATTTGGTGGTCTTGCATTACTGCAGAATATGGGTAATCAAAAAGCTCAGCAACTTACGGAAGCTGGGTTCGACTTATTGCAAAAAGGAGGGCAAAAAGTTGTTGGAAAAGCGAACGAAATGTTAGGAACGAATATGAGTTTTAATTGGGATATCCCAAATTTTCCAAACCCAGGTGAATTTCCCGGATCATATGTTGAAACACCTAAATTTTATCAATATGCACAGACTGACGGAGGTGTTTCAATAAACTTTGTATTAGCTAATACTATTAATGAAGGTGATATTGAAAAAAATCAAAAATTGATTGAGAATATTATAGAAGAATCGCGTCCGAGAAGAGCAACAGCTATAGCAATGTCCTTTCCGCGAATTTATACTGTAGAAATACCCGGTCTGCGTTATATTAGATGGGCATATCTCGCTCAAGCAGCATTTAACTTAATGGGTCAACGGCGTATTATAGATAAAAGAATTGTACCAGAAGCGTACGCAATAACGTTAACCTTTAATTCACTAACAATAGAAACAGCAAATTTCTTAAAGGACGCAAACATGGCATCAAAATGAGCTTAACAGGTAAATTAGGAGAATATCAAAACAATGTATTATCACTGTCAGCAGTAGATTTTACTAGATACGAAAATATTTTTAAGGTATATACAGAGCCTACTAACGGTAAAGAGTTTTATTTTTACAACATCTTAAATAAAATAGAATTTCCACAAAATTTAAATAGTGACTTCTTTGAGCTACACACAGTCACAGGTCGATTGCCTCTCACAACCGTTTCTTATCATCTGTACGATACTATACACAACTGGTGGATTCTCTACTTAACTAACTTAAATGTATTGAGAAATAAATTTTTTGTGGAAGGTGGTACGCAGTTAAAATTTATTAAACCCGAATACCTCGGATTTGTCTTCAACCAGATGACGAGATCCACAGTATTTGGTAACAGACATTATTAATATGGCTGATGAAATTTTATATAAAATAAATAATGCTGAGTATAGAGCAAAATTTATATTAAGACAAGAAGGGGGAACTTCAGAACAAATTAATTTTTCAAAATCCGCCGTCAGGGGTATGGATATAGAAGAGAATTTTTTTGAGCCATTTACCAACGGTAACATCTATCTCAATAACCCCCTAGATATGATTGAAGACGGCAATCTTATTAGAGGTGACGGAAGAGATGAATTTGAAATTCAGTTCGAGCCTACAGATGATGGATCCGGACCTGAAAAAGCGAGAAGGCACGCGCCTTTAGATTACAAATTTGTTATTTCTGAAGAAATTAATAGTACTTCTAAGACTGATAGATTGAATAACTTTAAAACGTATCGTTTATTAGACGCCAACTACCACAAGCTAAATGCAACGATACCATATGGTAAGCGGTATAGAGGTAAGGTTAGTAACATTTTACGTGAAATATTAGAAGAAGAACATGGAATGAATCTTGGATTTTGTGGAGGTGATTGGGAAATGGGTGACATGGAAATAGATTTACTACCTGAACACATCTTACCACCATCTACTTTTAGATATAGTGATTTAGTAAAATACCTACTTAAGATAAACTATAAAAAGGTAGGGAATACATATTGGAGAATATTTTTATACTGGTGTAGAGTTTGTAAGGAGTTTAAATACAAAACTCCAGCGAAGATTTTTCCGGAGTATCAAGAATATTTAATAGAGCAGTTTATGGCGGATGACCTGATAGGAGACCCGGAAACCGAAAAAAAGCTAGTAAATCCCAACAACCCCACGACCGGTCTTACTTTGACTCCGACAAATATTGACAATTCACCGTTAATGAATTCGGATTTTTCATCTCCTATGCTTTTATATACCAATGCTTTTTTAAACAATATACTTGTTACAAACTACGATCCTATACTAGGTGAGCATATAACCAATATGATAAGGATAAAAGACGTAAAGACGGAATGGCAAAAGTTTGTTGTTTACCCGTTTACATATGTCGGGGGACTCGCGCAACCATGGTGTATTTTAAATGAAACTAAAATGACATCAGTTTACAGAAATCTAGGATTTCCATTTCCAACAGACAGAATGGCGCAACTAGCCGAAGCAGAATTAACCACGAACATGACTTTTTTTAACTTACAACTAAATATAGATACTTTGGGTAACGTTAATAGACAACCAGGTGAATTTATAGACGTCTCATCAGCAAGAGCACAAAAAGGCGGCGGGGAAAATCCCTATAGTGGGGATGACATTAATCACAGAAGCGATGCTAAGGTGTTCGGAACATGGTTTATAACAAAAGTGAGACATGAATTTAGTTCTGCCAAAGTTGACAATTATACTAACTTAATCCAATGCATTAAACCACACATGGGGCCCGGAGCGCCTGTGCCACCTGACTGTATATAATGGCTACAATTTACGAATATTTTAACAAAAATAATAGCGTTGCTCAATTTACCAAAAAAGTTGAGATACTAAGAGCTTTGGTCCGCACTGAAGGCGGATTTAAAAATGAATTTCCAGGCCTTAAATCAGTACCATTTGCCGAAAACGGTAAAATTAAGGAAATAGATCTGCGATTAATGACAGAGTTTAAGAAGATATTTTCTCTCGGTACAAGTCAATTAGAGAAGTTTGTTAAGCTACTAAACGAAGCTGCTCCAGATCCTAATACAAGTGCGAACGATTCACAAAAATTAGATGTATATTCTGTTCTCTATTACAAGACTCTATTGGAAAGAAGCCCTTACGCAGGCACGTTAGGACAGATAGTAGAAGAAAACGATGAAGAAGAAGGTAGCGGTATTGAGTGCTTTAAGCCGGCTCCAGATATAATGGGAGTTAACGCCACAGGACTAACAGCTTCAAATTCTTCAACTCCTGTATTTACGGGTATTTCACAAGATATATCTACTGATACTTTACTCAAAACACCGGCTTTTATGGTCGGTTTGTTAAACACCGGTAAAGCGGCAACACAGGGAGTTTTTAATTCTAATATAGGTAGCGCCGTAGATAGAGATAACACACTACCTATGATAGACAAACAGAACGAACAACGGAGACAGGATGAAGAGGATGATGAAAAAGGTAGAAGTAAAGTTAATCCGGCTCATGGTAACCTAATGGTAAAGGATATAGAAAAAATTCAAATTATGAAGGACGCGGAGGAGGGAATAACAGATGAAATAAAAGCATATTTAGAAGATAAGGCATTCACAATATATTTGTTTAATAAGCTAATTAATTATTTTAACCCGCCTCAAAATCGCGCTGAATCTGTTAACGATAGTGTAGAAAGAACAATGAGCTTTATGAAGCAAAATTTTGAGAAAGACAAAGAACAGGGGGATTCAGGTGGCTGCGGTGCTAAGCAGGATAAAGAAAAGCTAGAGATAGATACAACAAAAGTATCGACAGACGCGTTTGGACAGACATTCGATAGCGTTGAGCGTCGTGAATTTGAATTAAAAATTTCTGGTAATAACCCTGACCAGACAAATGAATATAAGCTCTACACTGTAGAAGGACAGTTAGGTAGTGGTGTTGAGATAGAGGCAGATCCGAATGAACCCTGCTAACTTATACTTTCTAAATTAACTAAACACGCGAACGCGTTAATTTCCTTATCAACAACAAACGCGCTTTTATATAAATGTTCAGCAATAATACTGATTGTTTGCTTCTTTTTCATCTCATCAATGTTTGCTGTGTAAATAAAGTTTAAGTAATTACCTAAAAGGGTGTCATAATCACCTTGAAATCTATCTTCATTTTCAATTAGATATTTTCTAGCTTCAAGAGAATTCTTAGAAGCTATTTTTTTATAAACCGCTTCGAGCAACTCGTTATCACCAGTAACGCTAACAATACACAGCTCTGAATCAATGATGTTTTTCTGGAGCTCGTTAATTGTTTTCCGCAAGTCGGGGAAGTGACGCTTGACAAGTTGGATAAATTTTTTCTTTTGTTCTTCTGGGACCGTGATATTTTCATTTTTAAGAATGTTGTAACATCTTTTAACAGCGCGCTCAACAACAGGTTTAATATCTAAAGCTTGACACCTTGACTGCAGAGCAGGAATAATTTTATGTTTATAGTTTGCTGTCAGAATAAATCTGCAATACTTAGCATACGTTTCCATTGTATTACGCAAAGCAGATTGCGCTTGTGTGGTTAGACCATCAGCTTCGTCTAGTATAACTACCTTTACCTTACCGTCAAAAGACTTAGTTTGTGCGAAATTAGTGATATTGTGTCGAATAGTATCAATCCCAGATTCATCAGAAGCGTTGATATAAAGGTAATTACACTTAAGAATATCATTAACAATGACTCTTGCAAGGGTGGTTTTACCAGTACCAGGATTACCAACAAACAACAAATTAGGAATTTCATCTTTATATTCTTCTACCTGTTTTAATGTTCTTTCATCTAGAATAATATCATCTAGAGTAGTTGGCCTATACTTCTCAACCCAAATTTTATCAAAATTAATCATAATTATTTACCTGAAGAACCAAAGCCTTTTGCACCGCGTTTTGATTCTATAATATCTCCTTCAGATACTTCAACGGTGTAATTCCTATACACAACAAACTGCGCGATTCTATCACCTGCCTTAACTTCATAGTCGGTATCAGTATTATTATACAACTTTATACCAGCATCTCCACGGTATCCTTGATCAATAATACCCGGATGCGGAATAATTCCATGTTTGAAGCCTAGACCGGATCGGCCTTCTACTTTTACCCAAAATCCAAAATCAATATATGCGAACTTTAACCCAACATCAACAACAGCAGAACCACGAGCTGGAATAATTTTATCCTCTACAGAGGTTACATCTAATCCAGTATCTGCCTCATCATTCTTTGAGGGTATTACAGCTTTATCATTAGTCTTTTTAAACCGTACAACCATATGACTATAATAAGGTATGTTGCAAAAAATTCAAGCAAAGATTAAATATATGTATGGCCGAAGAATTAGACGAGGCTGTTAACGATATTATCACGCAGTTGAAGCAAAATAATAAAGTTGCAAAAGCTCCTATAGAAGAAAGTATTCTTAATAAAGACGACTTAGAGGATTTCCTTATTCAAAATTCAGGTAAACTGATTAAGAAATCATTGAGTATTGTAGATAATGTCAATGATTACATTTCCTCTGCTCCGGAAAATCGAGATGTTGCGGCGCTTGCCGAGCTTATTAAAGCATCGTCTTCTGCTATCGAGACACTAAACAAACTTCATACTGCTAAAGAAAGAAACGAAACACAAGTTACCGTTAAGCAGATGGACGTCGAAAGTAAAGAGCGCCTTAATATTGCTGATAATGGCACTAAGCTCTTACTGTCGAGAGATGATATTATGAAGGCTCTCGTAGATAAAGACGACGACGTAATCGACGTTTAGTACATACTAGGTCCCTTTTTTAAATCTGACATATACTGTAGCGTATAAGAAGCAGCCTCTGGCGATGGTGTTGCCGGGTCAGAAGGGATTTTAGTGTTTTGCTTTGGAAGAGATCTTTCAGTTGGTGATAAAGGCGTGCCTACGTGATCTGCAGTTCCTGTTGTACCACGCGCAGTTCGATTTTGGATGTTATTGGGATCTTCTTCCGCTTCTTCTGGTTTGATATTAACTTTATCCTTCCGCCTCATTGCGTCGGGTATAGGTAATAAATTTGGAGCATATTGAACAGCTTGACCAAGCTCACCTGGTACAGATACATGATGCGTGTACCTACCACCACCTGAATCAAGCGCGAGATTTAACACAACGTGTAATGACGAACTTTCAGGGCTAGAAGGAAACCTAGCCGGCTCTGTATCTTTAATTCCTGTGACTCTAATATGTAAACCTGAGTTAATCATATCATCGATAAGATCTCTTGTATTATTTCCTAAAGATTTATAACACTCGGTAGATTTAAAATCATCATTAAACTTAAAGACGTCGCCCACAAGAAAACCACCCCGCTCATATCTTCTCATGTAAGATTCGTGTAAAGTAACAAATTTTTTGCCTGCCATAATATTATTTATACAAACTTGTAAATAATCACACGGATCTACAAACTTAATCTTTAAGAAATTCCGCTATAGTATAAAACGCTGTAAACACCTCTTCGTCGTCTTTTATTACGAGTCCTAAGTCTTCTTCAATCTCAAAAGAATGTGTTGTATATACGGACTTTTCATGAACAAATCGTCCGTCTTTGATGTATACTCGACCTTCATTTGGACTAGGGAAATTCATTCTAGAATACACCTCTTCTTTAAGAGCCTTTACTAGCTCACGAGGGGTTATTTCTACATTAACATCAGTTTTACCCTTTACAACCATAATCAAATTATATTATAGTTCCTTAAATTCGATTTACCACTGAGGTATTAAATATTATTAATGCCTCTAATAAAAATACCTGAATTATCAGTAGGTGAGCTAGAAAACACTAGCCTAGACAACAACTACTTATATAAAGATCTACGTTTAGATTTAGAGATGGCTGTCTACTACAATAAACAGCTACGCAGAAGAGAGCAGCTAAAAGATGTACAAGGTATTTTTGATTTAGATGCTGTAAAAAACAGTATTACAACTATCTTTTTAACAGCCCCTGGGCAAAAAATATTAAACCCAAATTTCGGAATCGACTTGAGAAGACATTTATTTGAACAAGTAACACCGTTTGAAGAAAGTCAAATACGGAAAGACATATTTCGAAATTTACCTAAGCAAGAGCCACGTGTACAATTAGAGAACGTAGATGTAGTAGCAAAGCCTGATGAGAATCGTTTTGATATCTTTTTACAATTAAATGTACCATCTTTAAATGCTTATGGCATAACCCTCGAATCACGCTTAAATAAAGAAGGATACTATATAATTTAGCCATGCAGAGTAATAAGAAAGACAACAAATTTTTAGATTTTAACTTACCGCAGGACGCGTATGTAGCGTTTGATGCTACTACTTTAAAAGACTTTATCATTCAGCGCTTGAATGAAAACGAAAAGTTTACAGATCAAAACTACGAAGGAAGTAACCTAGCAGCAATAATTGACATCATTGCTTATTCTTATCATGTTCTTCTTTTCTATTTAAACAACACAGCTTCAGAAGTTGATTTTAACCAAGCTACCCTGTATGAAAACATGAACAGGATAGTAAAGCTTATTGGATATAAACCAACAGGAAAACAAACATCTGTTGTTCCAATAAACGCTGTAGCTAGTGATAGTTTAGGTAGAGGAAATTATACTATAAGAAAATATAGTTACTTTTTAGCTGATTCAAATACTCAGTATACCTTTAACGAGGATTATTCTTTTGATAAGTCCGTCGATGGTACTGAGATTATTGAGACATTAAACAATAATGTAGTATTATACCAAGGCACAGTAAACGAGTACCCTGATTATACTGCGCAAGGGATCGCTTTCGAAACGCTTCCTATTGTAGTTGATAACATTACCGATGCAGCTGATTCTAGATTTATAGCTGATAATACTGTTAGCGTGTATGTTAAAGAAGCAGCTACTGATAAATATTACGAGTATGCTGAAGTTGATAGTTTATATTTAACAAGTGCTGTTGATAGAGTATATGAAAGGCGGTTAAATGAAAATGGATTCTACGAAATAAAATTTGGTGATGGTTCTTTTGGAAAAAAATTAGAAAGAGATGATATTGTTTCGGTTAATTATATTTTATCAGACAACGAAAAAGGAATTATTAGTAAAAATAGAATAAATGGAAATAAAATATTTGTTTACGATTCGCCGAGACAAAGGCAAATATTTGTTGACACATACACCAACCAAGAAGAAACAACATTTATCGATACGTCAAACGGATCTAATCTAACTATTAATAACCCTGTTAACTCATCTACCCTCACAGATGAAGAGACGGTCGAAGATATAAGGCAAAACGCTTCGAAACTGTTTTCTTCGCAGCTTAGATTAGTCACCGGTGAAGATTATGAATTCTTTATAAAGAAAAATTTAGCTAATATTGTTAATAGTGTTAAGGTTGTAAATAACGATGAATATCTTAACGGGTATATTCAATATTTCTATGACATTTGTGTAGACCCTAATAAAGTAAACCGCGTCCTTATAAACCAAGTAAATTTTGCCGACGCGTGCGATTTTAATAACGTTAATGTTTTTATAACGCCAAACTTTACTATAACTGAAGATAAAGCATACCCACCGTTTTTGAGTGTATCATTGAAAAACTTATTAGTTTCAACAACACAGGATAGAAAAATGGTTTCTAATGATGTTATTCCACGGGATCCAATTTACATGGCTTTTGGACTAGGAATGAGTAATAATCCAAATCTAGATGTGAATGTTATTAATAATACTAAATTATATTTAGTTAGGGAAACCAACAATAAAATTAGTAAATCCACTCTTGTTGCTAAGGCTGCAGCTATTATTAGAAAATACTTTTTACCAAAAAATAACGAACTAGGTCAAACAATAAACGTTGCAGAGATGGCTGGTGAGATATTAACAATAACGGGTGTTAAGAGAATTTTTACAAAAAATGAAATTGACGGATCAGTATTTAACGGGTTGTCATTTTTATCATTTAATCCACAATACCCAGAAAGTGATATAGATTTGGTTAACCAGGATATAGCTCTACCGTATTTTAAGTTTCCTTATCTATACAACACCCAAACTGTAGGTAATAACATAACTGTTATTGATGAGTAACATAAGGACAAATTTTGCTACTATTAGCGTCATAGATTATAAAGGGCATCACGTGCTCTCTTCTTACAATCTACCTATTACTCCGTTATCATTTTTCGCTAATGTACCAACGCAAACAGACGATAATTCACTATCGTTAAACAATACTGAAGTTACATTTGACTACGGTGACGGATCAATTGAAGAAGCTACTTCTATATATAAAGAAAATGGAAACAATGTGTTAAGTGCTGGTCACACTTTCCATTTACCCGGGTTATACACAGTTAGAATGGTATTGCGAGATTGCAACAACAATGCGATACTAGCAACACAAACTAAAGATATTGAAATAGAAGATTATATTACTAACACATTTACTGTTACGTGTCTAGATCTTGACCCTGGGTACCATTTAATGCTATCTGCTGGAGAGTTTTCAACACCCTTAACAGTTAATTCTCAATCCCCGTTTTATCAGGATTTTCAAGACATATACTTTACCGTATCAGGTACAGATTGCCCGAATTATTTTAATTTGGATAACAACAAGTGGAATCATCTTCAGAACTATTTCTCTTTCTATAAAAAACAATTTTTACCTAATTTAACAGGATTTGAATATAATGAAATAACTAAAGTCTCACTATCTTCACAAAACCTATATGTCAGGCTTAGCGGTGATGAGTTAGTAACTTCTTCTACATCTTCACCGTCATCCGTGGTAGCTGGTACATCAGGTACACAAATAATATACTTTAAAACCGAACAACAAGATGCTTCAAATCTTACCAACCAGCTTCGGCCTATATTTTTAAGCTTTTATAAAGATAGAAAAAATATATATTCAAGAGGGACGTTTACATACGGTAACCACAATTATTCGAATAATTTTATGGTTAGTCTCTCCACTATTGTCGGGATGACTTACATTCAGCACCCGTCTGCGGGGCACATTTCGATAACCTCAAACGGACTAGATAACGAAGGAGATGAAATTAACTCATTTGAACTTAGCCCGGTGCAGTATAAGAATACTGATATCCCGTTTATACTAAAGCCAAAAAATCAAAATCAGTTCACTATGAAGTCACTGTCAGCCGGGACATATTCTCCAGAGCCATCAGCTTCGGATTATAATCCGAATTGTGGAGTGGAGCTAATATGTGATGGATCGAAGCTTTTACCAGGTGCTGTCGGCGGATGTAATGCCGGGACTAAGGTGGATACAGATTATTATTCTATCAGTAGTATAAGCGATACTCTATCATCTATTGGTACAGATTTCTGGAATAGATTAGTGTTAAATTATAATGATAGTTTATTTTCTAACGTTAGTGCAGTAGTTATGAACGTGACACTAAGCGCTAGAAATATTTACTTAGATACACGCACTAGTACAGAATACTTTTTAACAGGTGGGTCAAGTTTTAGTTTATATCCTAAAAATTACTACGATCTCTATAAAGTAAATGAGGATTTTGATTTTGAGCAAATGATAAAGGATCTAAGATTCCAGGAAGTGTTGCTTGATGACGAAGTATTCTTTACCGATTACATTGGATCTATTTTTGGTGGTATAAGTAGTAGCAACGCTGCTCTTGGTAAAAAATTATACGAAAGCATAATTAACTTTGTTCAAAATACATCTGATGTAGATGTTTGTAACATTACAGCTTTAGATGGGTTAAGCAAACTGGTAGATAACGAAACCTTAATTTATCATAGTAACTACCCGGCAAGCATAAAGCGTTTGATTAATCTATTTAGCGTTCAGTTTAATAAATTTAGAGGGTATCAAAATCAATTCAGTCAAAATTTTGATACAAGAAATAGAACGACCAAAGAAATCTACGGATCAAATTTAGGAGACGAAATATCGTTCTTGACTCACATTATGACAGGTGGTGAAGATATCGTCGCCTATGAAAAATTTAGCGGTGATTACACGCAGTTAAATTCTTATCAACCTTTAAGCTTGTCTGGCTCGACAGCTACTACAACTACTATTATACCTGGGGCATTCCCGTTTGGATTTAAAGGTATGGGTAACATGGAAATAGTTACTTATTCCTTAAGCACATACAGTGATAACTGGGGTTGGCCGTTAGTGCTTCCGGAAGATGTATTAACAAAAGAAACTTCAGCTTCCGACATTGAAAGTTACTATACATTTTACACATATATTTGTGGTGGTGAGAATACTGTTCAAAATGGTATAATAGATTGGAATAACCCCCAGACTGGTATAATGGATACATCCTTTTATACAGGCGCTGCTGGCGAACCTACTCACAGTAGAGGCGCTAAAGAATTGACATTCAACACAGGTCTGACTGGACTAGAGGGTGATAACAATATCTTTGATATAATGATAAGAGATTCATTATTTAGTAGTCTATCTCTATTCGAAGGATAAATATGTTTAATGGACGAAATAATTCAAGGTTATCCTGAGGTTAATAAATCTATAACTAACCCAAACGTCAGGAGAGAAAACGCTCTGGATAGGAATAGACCGTTTACTTTCCTTGAATTTATTAGAGATGTCCGTGAGACATACGAGCCAAGCGATCTACAGAATTTCTATAACGAATACATTAGAAGATACAATAGAAAACTTACGACAAAGACTGCGACCGACGCCGAAATTATTACAGAAAGATATAGAGAATTTTTAAGAGATATAACCTTAAATTATTCTACACACGCGGAGCAGAAGTTTCTCTCGCAGATCGATTTTGGTGATAAGTATGACTTACAAATAGCTGTCGCTTTTTATAGTAAAAAAATAAGAAGTATTATTTCATATTATCAAGTTAAAAGAGATAAATTACATTTTTCAACAACAAGAGCAAAGCTTAAAGGTAGTAATTTTGGATTTCAACAAAATGCATATGAGCTTATAGTCGATTTTCTAGCTAACCGGAGCACTGCAGCAATGGACTATAACATCGATACTATTAAAAAAGATGTTACTATCTCGTTAACAGAATATGTTGACCAATATACACAATACTTTAACGCAGATCCGGATGATAAAGTATATGGTAGAAATTTTATAGAATATGACCCTGCAGGATTACCAGATAGTAATATATTTTTAACTAATGACGCTGTTCTAGTTGAAGAAATATTTGCTGGAATAAGTGATACCATAAGAGAATTAAAAGAAGTTGATGAGGTATTTGATAACAAGAGAAAGCAGACTGAAAAATTTATAGGCGCTGATTATTACTATCTTTCTTCTAATAGTGTCGGTTCATTTGAAGTGGGTAAACTGTTTGAAGCGGAAGCCCCGTATGCAAATTTCCTTAACACAAACTACCCTTCGGTAGCTTCGGTTTTTTCAAACGACATAAAAAGTGTAAGAGATCAGGGCTTTTTTAAACCCACTAATGCAGGTATTGTTTCTATAGAAAGTGAGAGATTAAGTTTCTTTTCTAAAGATATATATCCACCAAATCAGCTTTATATTTTTCCAGATCCAAATCTATTTACAAACAATGATGATATTTTTACCTTTATTATTGATACTTCACGATCAATTAGTAATCAAAGTAAAGGTATAGCTGTTAATCAACCTAACACGGATAAAAACAGCACATCTTTAATGGGGTATAGTTCTGAGATACCTACAGATAAAAATATTAATACAGATTTATCTTTTCTCTTTAATCAGGGATATATATACGATAGTAAAAAAGATCTAAACGGTAATACATATGGGTTGTTGAAAGACAATAATTATTACAGAAATAATTTTAAACTTGAAGATACTAAAGTTGTAAAGAGTTTAATACTTAATGGTTATCAATTTTTTGATACTCTATATGGTGAAGGTTATGCTTTTAACTATAGTACAGCAAACGCCACTGAATACCCAGAGACCTTCCGGTCAGGTGTAACTTCTTTTACTCAATTCTTTACTGCAGGTACGGTTCAAGAGCTCGCGTCGGGTTACGATATTTTCTTTAGGTACTACGCGCCAAGAACACCGCAAATGGCGATACAAAATTTTTCTCAAGTAGACATTGAGCAAATTGGTACTATAGAAGCAACTGTTAAAGAAGGTGCGTTTTTTAAATTTTCTGATAATGAAATTCTCGATGAAGCTGTTAGTACAAACTTAAGTTCGTATTCCGATTCATCCGGTAAGTTTTACTTTGATGATTTATTAGAAGCTGGTATCTCTTATTATGACGATGGTTCAACAGTGGTAAGAGCTCTTTGTGACACCGCGCACCCAGCGTCATCCGGTTCATTTACTTACAACGTTAGATTATCTGGTGACAACGGAGTAACTGATATGGAAGGGGGGCTATTTACAGACGATTTAACTTTTGATTTTACACCACGTGGATTTGAAAGCTATGACTACAATGATGAGACGTTAAGAAAAACAATAGTAACTGATGTGCTATCTGCTACTGAAAGCTTTTTCACTAAAAAAGAAAATTTCGGAAAGATTTACATAAAGAATGTAAACAAACCTTCTAATCTACCCAATGTTAAGGAACTCACGGAAGCTTTACCATACCTCGAAACAAAATATTCTTCAACCATTAGCAATGAGCTATCAACGTGTGTAAAAGAATTTGATTTGTTTTATAATACCTTGTTTATTGAAACTAGTTCATTCCTTGTAGTAGAGAGTATTGATTATAATATAAAAACTAATGATTTTGAGTACCCGTTATCGATTACTAACACACTATCAACAAATACGAATAATTTCGATAAAATTAGTAATCGGTTTAAAGTAGGTGACGATGTGTTTTATGCTAAATTAGTAAAAGAAGGTGTTGTAAATACCGGCGCAGCTTTTAAAGATTTTAGAGTATACCCGTTGATATACAAATACAATTATGTGAGAAATAATGTTGAGCAAATTTATCCAACAGATACAGATAATTTAATAGATCAATATGCGTATGTAAACAGTGTTAACAATGATGTTGTATTTTTAGAGTCGAGTAAACCGGTACTAACATACAGTAGTGACAATGAGATGTTTAACTTAAGCTTTATTTTAAAGGATCAAAATAAGACGCCGAGATTATATTCCTATATCTTCGATTATAAAGACAGAGTTAAATTTATTAAGACGAGGTATTACGATGCTAACGACATGTCGGAAACATTTAACTTTGTAAAGACAACCGGCTGGGGGTACCCAGAAAAAGATTTAAGCTTTTTAGAGTTTGCGTTGAGTTCTGGAGACCCAACATTATCTATTACTTCTGCACCGTCAGCCGCCTCAATAATATTATGAACACTCATACTTTATATCTTACTTCAACAGACGCTGGTGGTACTTATACAGAACCTACTATCGAGCTGTTTGATTTGACCCAGCTATCCTTGGATTTATCAGAAGTATATTCGAATATCTTTCCTGATTATCTAGCAATTAACTGGGGTGACGAAAGCGGGTTAGAAGAACCTGACATAACCATATTTCGTGATTATAAAACGCAATCAATTTATCCTGAAATTAGAAAAGGTGCATCGCCTGTATTTTTTAACACCCCTTTTAAACATATATTTTTCCCTTCAAAAACTGCGCTTAAAAAATCGATCACGATGCGGGTAAACGTTGGGTATATAAATGGTAGTACAACCAAGTTTACAATACCTTTAAACGTCCGGACAGAGGGATATCATCAAACAGTTGAAGATTTAGATTTGCTAAATGTTAGTATGCTCGATAATGAAGATAGTAATTCAATATTTACATACTTAACGAAAAAGGATAATTTTGTAATTCAAAATCATGATGATCTAGATATTGAATATAACTCTGTGGGCAGTCTAAATTTATCTTCATATGAAGACACATCACTGCAAAGCATCAATGAAACACAATCTCTCCTTTCTGCAGTTACTGATCCGGTTGGTGCTGAGGATAAATTTAAATTTATTACTAACGTGACTGATGAATCAGCTACCTGGTCAACTGATTTTTGGGGATACGCTAACAGAGCTGTAATTAATTTTTCCGGTACTAGCTACAACGCAACTGGGTTTAATGATAATAATAATGTTACGTTAATTTCCCCTAGACATGGAATAAGCGTAGCGCATTTTGACAACGATCCTGAAACCAATGACGTTGTATTTTTCTATGATCATACAACCGGGAATTCAATTTCTGCAACTATTGTAGATGCAACTGATATTGGCGACGACTTAATAGTAATGCGTTTTAACCGAGATATGTCTACCGCAACAACATCCACTGGAGCAGCAGGTAATCTCAAATTATATAAACTCCCGCAATTTGATAATGAGGTAATTTCTCACAAATACCCAGTAATCACACAGGGTGGTAATTTTATTTTTGACAGCGATCACTACGCTGGTGTAGGTACGCCAAGAATTATTAATCATACTTCTGTCTCTAGAGGCTTTCAGGGGGAACTATTAACCCGTATATCCAGATCTGTGACAGTAGATCTTGGACCTCAAGGAATGCCAGATTATAGACTTACCAACGTCTCGCCTATTCTCTCTTCATTTAATTTAAGCTTATCAGGTTTATCTAGTGGTGATAGCGGTGGTCCTATTTTTATACCATATGACAATGAACTGCTTCTTTTGGGAATATGGCGAACAGCTGCAATTGCAGCTGGTGGGTTAAGAAACTTCGGTAATGATGAAATACAAAAAAGTATTAACGCTGGTATGGTTACAGTGGGAAATACAGAAGGATATACACTATCAACAGTTCGCTTAAGTTAACCGCGGTATAAATATATACAATGGGAGCATTGGTAAAATCCAGCTTAAGCGCTTTAAAATCAGAATCTGCAGAAATTTGCCCTGTAGACTTAGAGCTCGATCAGTTTAGAAGAACATATTCTGGTGGTGGTAACTTTAATTTTATAACTGCCCTATCAGGTGTTCAAAGCTTTAAAAATTTAAACTTTACTGACTTTTTTCTAACAAACGAATATACATTAGACAGTGTTACACAGTTTACTGGTGGTAAAGTGGTTCCTAGAAAAATATTTTCCGGATTAAACTTTGCTGCAAATGCCCCGGGGTGGTTAACATTTAATAAAGCGGACATAAGCAATTTTCGTAAAACTAACGACTCTTATAACACTCAATACTATGGTTACCCGGGTATTACCATGAACAAAATCGACGCTGTTAATCTAGAAATAGAACTTCTAGATCAATTTTACTGCAGAGTAGCTTACCTAATAAACAACTTTAGGTATTATCTCGTAGTTAGCGACGATGCTGAAATCAATGGACAAAGAACAGTTCTATTTGTGGGTGAAAATAAAATTTCTTTAGAGGATGCAAAACTCGAATACACTATAGTAAAAGCAGGATTAGATATAACATCTGATTTTATAAGTTTCTTTTCTACTAAAGAAAGCGGTCAAGTATCTTTAGGGCGATCAGTAAGATATATTTTACAAAGTGATGGTACAACGCTTGTAGCTCAAAATATAACAGATGTAGATGATACCAATTCATTTTACTTTACTTCACGGGCTATAAAATTAGGCGGTGAGATTGATTTAACAATTCCATCTCCTTACAATACTTCTTTTATTACCTACAATGAAAACGGATCTAAAATAAACACAGATAAGAGTAATTTTCATTTACCCTCTAACTACCTACTCCATACGTCATCCAATTCTACAAAGCCTAAATTTGATGTACTAAACTTAAAAAATATAGCTAATAATTTTGACGAGTATGTATCATCTAATAACTTACTATCTTCAAGCGAAACAAATCCCATATATGTAAAGAGCTTGAGAAAATACACAAGTATATTTTCTGATATTGACAGTGAAAAGAACGAAGTATTAGCTCTGAATTATGTTTATAACAACTTTAACGTTAGAATACCGCCAGGGGATACATACTTTATTACACCGTCCTCTCTCAGCCCATTCACGCAAATTAATATTAATGATACTAAATTTGTTGATTCAGGTGCATTTAGCTTTACACAGCCTTTCCTTTCAGATAGAGTATACCAACTCGATGACGAAGACGGTGTGAGACGAGAAAATGCAACTTACCTATGCACTTGGCTTTCTGGTGGTATAGGTAAACGCGGAGTTTGGGTAGATAGATATTTCTATCCAGATTTAGCTACAAAAGAAGAATCTCTATCGTCAAACCAAACATATGTAACTTATGACTGGTTAGTAGAAGAGCTAATACGAGGTAATAGCTCGTTAACTTCTTCAATAAAGAAAAAACATTATTTTGATAAAAAGAGTGATTTGGTTTTTGAACCTAATAAAAGATATAGATACGAACGACTTGATAAAGAAGAGCTAGAGACAAAAAGACCAACAAACTTTTGTGAAGGGGTAGTATTGAGAGAAATGGTAAACAATTACTTTACTGTAATAAACGATAACGGTGGATTTGCGTTAGGCTTTAATATTAAGAGCAATACAGATGAGTTTGTTATAAGAACACAGAGAAACGAGATTGATGGAGGTTTTAATATATATAAAAAGGCTAACAATGAGTTAGAGTTTACATTTAATATTTTCGACAACTCTCCGGAGCCACCGGTTATTCAATCTGTCACACGTACGTTTAATCTTAACCCATATGTTACAAATACAATATTTTTATCATTTGACGCAATAAGAGGAGTCTGTAATTTTTACATAAATTCTGAAATAGTGTTTTCTTTTAACATCAAGGCATATCAAATGCTTAATAAATCGATTTTATTTGGTGTAATAGAAATTATCAGCCCGGATGGCGATGTACAAAATTTATTAACCCCAGATGAACAAGAAAGTATTTTTATCGACGAAATATATCTAACAACATCACCTTTATCAGAAGAAGAAGAAATAACTGCAGTGTTTTTACAAAACTTAAATGAGATACAAGATATAACGATATCATTACCCTGCGGTCAACGCAACTTAACAGATACAATAACTACTGTAAACTCTATCGGTACTAATTTAAAACACAGGAGTAATGTAGTTGATATTAATGTAAAGAATTTAAATATTCAGGACAGCAGCATTACTGAAGAAGTAAAAACTCTGTTGCTTAACAATATTACTTCTTCATTACCTGAAACGACAACTATTAACGACGTTAACTTTATAAACTACAAATGATATCCTATTTTAAATATACATCTGGTGAATCATTTACTCTAAGTGGTAGAAACTACACAGGGCTGTTTAACGTAGTGGATGGAAGAGCTTTTTCAGGTAAGTCTTTAACTGAATCCTCCACACCTTTAAGCTCAAAAGGAACCTTTATAGGTGATGCTTTTTTAGCAGAAAAGGAGTTTGATAGAACTGTACAAGTGCCTCGTGTAAATGAAATTGTTACAAAGCCACATATATCACCAAAGGATGTTATTGATCAATCGTTTATAAATACTAATTTAGGTATCTTAAATGATAATAATTTAAATTTATACGCACTAAACGTGCTTTCTAATCCTGAAATTATAAATTTTCAATCTAATAGTAAAGACGGTGATAGCTATCTAATAGCATTATCAAGTTTAGAAGAGTCAAAATCTATTAGATATGGCGG